TTGCGTCGCCCTGTGCAAAGGTCCAGGCATTATGTATCATCAGCAATGATGCTTTGTTCATGACACGCTTGCTCCCAGCCATAAATATCACGCTTGCGATAGAGCACGCAAAACCGTCACACATTGTGGTGACTTCTTTGCCGCTATTTCTGAGAACGTTGTATATAGCAAGACCTTCGGAGACTTCTCCGCCGTACGAATTGATATGTACGGTAATCTTGTCAGCTGTCACTGACTGCAGGTCTTTAACTATTGACCAGGCATTTTTGTCTTGCTCGTCCCACGAATACTGCGTGATATCGCCGAATATATACAGTTCCGCTCCGTCGTCATTATTTATGAGCTGATAGTATTTATTTTTTTGCATTTCGTCTCAACCTCCTTTCCGTGTGTTTACTTTTCTGTTTCATCTGTTTCATATCATCATCCGATTCATCAGCGAGATCATCAGCAGACTCCGTCGAGCCATCGCCTTCCTCTTCGCCTCCCGTCGCATAATTTTTTGTTATAGCGCGTTCCTGACTAAAGTCAGTGTTGAGCGCTGGATAACCCACCATCTCGAATATCTCATCTAAGCTGAAACCAATGGAACGCAGCTTGTCAAGATTTGACGCGGCATCGATAACATCAATATGTTTGAAATGAGACATCCATACAAACGCGCGCTCGCCTTTGATGTAATCAAAGCACCCAACAAGCTTTGCATTAAGCGTATCAGTTACGACTTCCGCTACTGGCTGCACAGCGTAGGTAATGAACTCGTTCGTTGCGTCTGATTTTTCAGATATTGTTCCGTCAAAAACTCCCTTTGGTATGTCAAACGCCATTGCTGTTGTATCATTTATCTGATCAGCATATGTCTTTGCGTCAGACGCCGAGACTGCCGATTGAATATTCATATACTCAAGCGACGTGCCATTCTGCTCGTGCATAATGGTCACGCCTGATGAAGTCAGTTTTGCTTTTATGTTATCAAGCACGTCATCGAGTGCCAACTTCTTGACTGTTCCATCTGCATTTTTCGACATAAACGTCATATTTGAGTCCGTCTTATACTTGAATATTGGGTGGCTGGCAATTGTCTCCATTGTGTTTAGCGCTTGCAAAATATCGTCATAACAAGCAAGCACATTGTTTCTGAGCACACGAAGCTTGTCAGTACCATACATAAAATGTAAGACCTCATCCTCTGTATACGACGCATCAATTCTGTACGTGTTTGATCCGTCTGTAAGCGTTAGCCCTGAATATAGTTTTGGCATAAGGACATAGCTGTTCGTGCTGTAAGCATCAGCCATATAGTATTTCCCAGAAAGCGGGATTACCAGACAATCGCCTGTTGCGAGTAGTCTCTCAACGACATGAAACCAGAAGTCTGTACCTGTCTGATTGTCATTTGGCCTCACGTTGAGTCTATAGTAGATCTCGTCTTTGCGCCTTCCACTGTTATTTGAAAGAACGATCTCGCTTTTAGCTATAGCGTTAGCGATCATACAGATAGCTTTTTCCTTTGCCAGTCCTGAAAGCTGGATCTTTGTCAGATCTGCGCTGATGAGATCGAGCAATTCAACAAGCTGTCCTTCTTTGTTGTGCGTTAAAAAGTTAAACATAGACTATATTCTCCTTCAGGAGGTCTGACGAAAACATTGCTACAATAAAAGCCATAAAGCCATCGTTCTTGCGCCGCACAGGTTCTATCTTGATATATTGATAATTGCCATATTTGTCCTGGGCGAGTGCCGTGTTGTTGGTGAACCACCGCATTATAGCTGACTGGCCATAATCGATCTTATGCTCAGCGAAGAGCTTTTCTATAGTCGGCGCGATGATTCCGGTCGCGCTTGAGAGCTTTCTTACCAGTCTCACAATCCCGGAAGGATTGTCTTTGCTCTCAATCGAGATTCCGCGCTCCTCAAACTTTTCCTTAAAGAGCGAATACCTGTAAGTATCCATGGTGATTTTTACAACAGTATATTCACTCATGCGTTCCTCGCACCAGTCAAGTATTGCGTCTATTGGAATGACAGGAGCCTTTACTACCTGAAAGTCTTGGAAGCCTTTTTGGCCAGCACTGTCCAACGGGAATTTTATTCCTGACAAATATGGCGATTCTGCGCATATCCAAGTATTCTGGCGCCAAACAAAATTATCTCCATCGTCCTTGGTGAGGATTCCAGCAGAGGCAAAGTCTCTGACGTCGGCATAGTCTATGCCGATTATTGCGAGTTTTCCGCTTGTATCGGCGGTCCTTCGCGGAGTCTTTTTTTTGATGTCTTTGTAGCTAGCATAAAGTATGTTGTTCCAGGATGTGACCGCGTTCTCGCTCTTTTGTTCTGGAAGGTTGCATCGCTTTGTGACGAATTCGGCCATCTTTTTAGGATCGCTCTTTGCCTTCATCCATCCTCGCGCAATAGCGTGTTGAAGCAGTGGCATGTATTCAAGCGATGGGTTTGCCTTGTGCATTGGTTCATCTCTGCCGATCTCACTTCGTCTGTCAAGCCGGCAGAGAAATGGAAAGATGCCTAGCTGGTCCTGCCCCGTCGTAAGTATTTGTTCACAAACATCCAGCAAATCATCTAGTGGACCTTCGCGGACGTAGCCGTTTGTTGTTATTATAATTTCGCGAAAGCTTTGTACTTTGCCTTCGGCTGACTCGTATACGTTTATCTGATCATTGTTTTCATATGCGTGATACTCGTTGAAAAATATAAGCCCCGGGCGCTTGCCATCTTTTGTCTTACTGCCGGACGTGTTATATCTTAATACTGATCCAGTCTCGTAGTTTTCAATTTCCTCACGTGTAACACGGAACTTTCCAGCAAACTTAGGATTATCGTTCAGCATGTCATGCGGAATCTTAAATGTATCTTTAATCTGGTCTTCAGAGTTGGCGACCATCTCAATGTTGTAATTCTTAATGCCGTAAAGTGGTGTCTGAAAAAAATTACACACAGGCGCCATAAAACCATCTTTGCCATTTCCACGGCCTTCCAGTATTACTATTTCAGGGAAAAGCGGATGGCTGTCCACGTACATGAACATAAATGCCAGAATAAACTTTTCATAGAGAAAGAGCGGATAGTAATTGCTCTCACAGTACTTTATGCAATTTTCAAATGTCGCTTTATCAAACAGAACATCACTACGCTTAAGCGTCGGCTTGACGATATTCTTGATGAGAAGTTTCCTGTCACGGTTCACCCATTTAGGATGATCTTTTGCGTATTGGATATAATCCGTAATCTCTTCACAGGTAATCATTAGCCTTACCTGACAATACAGGTGTCCTGATGTCGAGCTTATCGAGTATCTGCAGCATAATGGACGTTTCTTTCTGCAGGTCTCCTATCGAAGCATTTGGCTTATCTGTATCAAATCCGTTGCCAGAAGTAACAGATATACGCAGGCCATTATTCTGGATGTCTTCGATGAGCTGTTCTTTCAGTCTCCAGTGCGCCATGTACGTCTCAACCATGTCTACACAGTAATCCGTGACCTTATTCTGTGCTTTTAGCTGGTCAAGCAGGGATTCTCTTATTTTGTCCTCTGATGCCATACTGAACCGCCTTTCCGATAACCGTTCGACACGCACGCAAGAAAAACCGCTGAGTCATGTCTACCTTATCCCGTTCCCCTTATCAACGAAATTGCGAAAGATTTGACCGGGGGTCATTGAATAATTAACAAATATTATTTACATTTAATTTTTCTTTTTTTGTTTTATATAATCGCAGCCTTGCTGGCTGGTATGAAGAAACAAATAATAAAACAGATAATAAATAATCAAGAACACTATGCCTTGTGGCCGTAATGTTTTAATAATCAATTTATAGTTTCATAAAAAGCTGCCCAATTTTTTTTGAAATCTTTTGAATCTTTTTTTACATGAGCGGGGCGGGGGATGGGGAGGGGTGTGCTGCGTGCTGCCATCTCCTACGTCAGAAGGCCAAGCTCACCAACGCTCCGGTGTCACCGGCTCTTTGTAGCTGAACCTTCTAGGCTCAAGCACTCTTCCATGTAATACGTTGTGGCAAATCATACAGACCGATTCCAGATTATCATCATCTAGAGCAAGGGCGGGGTAGTCATCAAGATGCTTAATATGATGTACCGTGTACGCCTTGCGTATCTGTCTGTCTACAGCATTTAGACATACACCATTTCGGTTTGCAAGATCGATACGTTTTCTGCATTCCTGGCATTCATAATGGTCTCGCCTTAATATCTCATCACGTTTGTTTTTCCAAGCAGATGAATGGTAGAACTTATGTCTCTCGCTTTTTGTCATATCATATGACGGATTATAGTGTCGCCGCACTGTCGGCTCTCGCCTATATGAACTGTCGCAGTAGGACAGTGCCAAACATTTTAATAGCGCCAAACACGGTGAAAGGATGAAAGACCGTGAAGGCGTTATAAGGAGAAAACAGTGGATAGCAATGAAAAAGCAGAAGACAGTTACTTCTGCCTTCCGCTTAATCTCAGCTTATATAATACC